ATGCCGTCTTCTGGACAATCGGGGACAGTTTGTTGAAAGCCCAAGGCAAAGAAGAAAATGCGGGTCCATATAGAATAGTATATGATGACCGTAAGCTCATGGAACGTGAGCGCGTCGAAAGCGACGGACATGCCCATAACCGCGCCCTACGGTACATGACCAAGCGTTTGATTAAAGATCTCTATATCGAATGGAAGGAGGTTGCCTGATGTTTAAACTATTCTACACACTTTTAATTATCGAGTACGTTGTTGAAGGCCAAGACGTATCGACATCTGTTATATTCCCAAGCGAGCAAGCTTGTTACGATGCTTTTGGAGATGGAGTTCTTGATGATCTATACGATGTCCTTGCCGACACATATGGCAAGGAGATCATGATGTACTGCCAACGGACGCCGTTTCAGTCTGGTATAAAAAGACCCGATGTCAAACCGAAGTTGCGCCCAGATGGGGAATGAAGCACTTAGCCCCGCTCAGAAGTTCGAGTATCGATTTCTTAAACAACAAGTCGATAACCTCGAACAGGAGCAATATAGTAACAGTAAACGACCCAACACCGAAAGAGACTTGTTCCAAGCCCGCAAGGACCTTAAAGAATTTGTCAGAAAGCTGAGAGAAAATGGAATACAAATATGAACGACGATCCGCGCCTTACCGACGTTACCGCAGAAATGAAGAAATTAGAGAAATCATACGACGATATTATATGGGATTACGGTATCGACGATCCAAGACTAGCGTCCATTAGTTCGCGGCTCACGGAGCTAAGAGAAAAGCTCGATAAAGGCGAACTTTACGATCCGAACTTTTAAACATAAACACATCTGAATATGTGAATGGGAGTGTTGCATTTAAGCAACGGTTTAGCAAGTGACGTAACGTAACACTTGACATTATCGCATATTATCCTATAGTAGGGGTAAGCCAAAAAGTGATTCGCTTTTTTGGACTTACGCTATTTGACATCGTTGATCCTCGAACCCGACTAGGGCAACCGCCCGATCATGTCAGTTAAATTTTATAGAGGAATAGATAACTCGTCATGGACGAAAAAAAATCTGATTACGTTTTACCTAATGGGTACACCTTCATCGCCGTTTCAATGGGCATATACGGAGTTTGGGCCAAGGCACTTGATCCAATCACCGCAATTAAAAATGTCTTTGATCAAAACGGTAAAGATAATTATGCCGTTTACGTTTTATACGCAAAAGACGGGGAAGTAGAAGTCGACAGTTACTGGGGCGGCTATACTTATAATGATGGTCATAAACCAATGAGAGTTGGCATTTATAAAATCACTGCTCAAAAAGATGATTTTCATCATGAGCATCCCCCAATAATCGAACCTGTTAAAGTCGGGGACTTCAATAAAGATCACGACGATTGTCGAGAATGGATCTTAGAAGTTCAAGAAGAGTTCGAAGATGTATAAAGTAAATCATTGGATCGACGTTCCCGTTGATATTGAAGCTTTCGAATCATCAAGAGATGTGTTGGAAGAAACAATCAAACTACTCGAAGAGCGCAACTTGGGTTGCGCTCAAGAACCTCAACGAATGATGGCTCTTAAAGGTGTCTTACATTTTTATGAGGATCTCATTAATCCACATACGGATTATGAGGGCTTGAGATAAAACAAAGCCTCGCGGGCCACGGTCCGCGGGGTTTTTTCTTATTAAAGTTACGTTTTTATATATATAGGGGAGAAATTAAAAAAAAATTTTTTTTGTAAAAAATAGGCGTAACCCGTGTAACCGTGTAACTTTGGCTCTCGAACCCCTATTTTATATAGTAGATATGCGGTTACATAAGTGGTTACACCATGACAAGAAGTGGTGTACCCCTTGACAGCTTAAATCAAGATTTGCGTTATAAGGGGCAAAATTGTTTTTTATTTTTTTATTTTTTTCTGGTATATATATAAAAGTTACGTTTATAAGAAAATTATAGCGAAATAGTTTTGAGTAAGGAAATGTCAAAACAAGAACCTGTAATTCCAAAAGGGCTTGTAATCAGGCCGAAGAAAAAACCAACAGCCAAAAAGTATAATAAACAAAATCCTGACGAGCATCGAGGTCGTAAGCGGGTGAACGAAAATTCTCCCCTGACAAGGATGCAAGAGATCTTTGTTAAAGAACTGGTTGCCAACGATGGGACGATCACGGGAATGGAAGCAGCAGAGCGGGCGGGCTATTCTAAAAAGTCTGCGCCTGTTCGAGCTAGTCAAATGACCAACCCGTACATCAGCCCTCATGTTTGTAAAGCGATCCGAGAATATCGGGATGAGCTTGATGCAAAGTTTGGCGTGACGTATCAGCGGCACGTTAGAGATCTTCAAAAGATTAGAGATGTAGCATTAGAGAACGGCGCATACTCTGCGGCTGTTCAAGCTGAGTACCGTCGAGGCATGGCGCAAGGTGATATCTATGTGTCGAAGTCAGAGATACGTCATGGCAGCATCGACAGCATGAGTAAGGAAGATGTTTTGAAAGCACTTCAAGATTTGAAAGATACCTATGGCAATGCAATCGATATCACTCCCGATCAAGATGAAGACGGAAGCGGGCTTTTACCAACAGTTGAAGACGGCAGTGAAGAACTCGAGGAACAGGAAGCTAAGTCTAACCAGAATTGAAAACTGGGCGGGGCAAGGCATACCTGACTTATTGATTTGCGATGAGTTGGGTTTGTTCCATTTTGTTGAGTTGAAGTTTTGTAAGGGCAACGCGGTAAATCTCAGCCCGCATCAGGTGGCTTGGCTGACTAGGCATAAAAGCTCCAGTTCTTGGGTTCTGGTCAAAAAACAATCAAAACCCGATAGTGCGCCGTTTTTGTTTTTGTATCATGCGAAACAGGCGATAGAACTTAAAAGCAACGGCCTTAAAACTGAGGCCGTTTTTTCTTGTGAAAAGAAATTTACTTGGGACAGTGTTTTTAACTTGATTGCTCCGATATAATCGCATACTGTCCTATACAGATAGAAAGTGAGGTTTTTTTATGATTAAACTAAAACAAATAAAACGGATCGGTTTACCGCCAGATTGGCAGTTTACCATGGCTAATGGCGACGTGCTCGATATCCGTGTTGAACGACGCGGGTCAAACTATCGACGATACCATATAATATTACCAAACCCGCACGGGAAAATGGTGTTTGAAAAGATGGCTCAATTACGTGATTTTTTGAATCAGAATTATGGGGGGTAACTATGGCTGAAGAAATTTTTATAAATATTATTGCTTATGATGAGGAAAATGCGGGTGCAACACCCATTGCTACTTTTGCGAGTGAAGAAATTTATCAACAATGTTGGCCTCAGTTAGAAAAGTATTTAAAGAAAAAGGGAAGCGAACTTTCTGAAAGCGCAGAGCGAAATATTGTCATTCCTGATATTGATAAATATGAAAGGGTTTTTGATGATACTTGATATAAAAAAAGCTATGGCGGTATTAGATGCCACTCGATCAGAAATTATTGACGATCATGTCAATTCAAAGGGTTGGCCTCAGCCTGAAAGAGATGCCATTCATGCAAAATTACTGGACGCATTTTCTATTGTTCAATCAGAATTACAACGTCAACTAGACCATGCGCTTGATGGTCACTGTGAAATGGAAATTAAAAATGTTTTTATTTGAGATTATCGGGCGGTTATTATACGGCGAAGATTACGCTGAATTAAAAAAGCATACTAATAAAAGAACGCGACGCCGTAAAAAATAAAACTTGCATATAAGATAATATGAGATTATACGGGATTAGGGAACTGATCCCGTTTTTTTTTATGAGGGTAAAAATGAAATCAGCTATTATTTATAAAGGCCCAAGTTTAATAGATCAAAAGTCTATTGTAGTTATTGCGACATATTCTAATCGTAATAAAAAAACTGGTCACGTTGTTCAAACTTATATTTTGTGCGATGAGATAAACCCGCTCGAGGCATCCAAAAACGGCGCGGATTATTCTATTTGTGGCAATTGTCCAATGCGCGGGGAAGTAACAAACGACCCAAACAGAAAACAAGCTAAAAACCGTAAATGTTATGTCAATTTAGGGCAAGGCGTTTTAATCGTTTGGAAAGCATACAAGCGCGGAGTTTATCAAATTGGTGATGCCGTCGAAATGGGTCGCGGGCGTTTTGTCCGTGTTGGAACTTATGGTGACCCCGCCGCCGTACCGTCGCACGTTTGGGATAACCTTTTATCTGAATGTAGTACTTGGACGGCGTATACGCATCAAAAACCTTGGCGTCCCGATATAGCGATGCAATCCGCTGATAGTATTATGGAAGCTGTTGAGCATTGGAAAAACGAACGTCGAACTTTCCGAGTTATAAAAAACCTTTTGGATATCGATAAGACAAACGAAATACTTTGCCCCGCGTCCAAGGAAGCGGGGCGGCGTGTACAGTGTACAGCTTGTAAACTTTGCAAAGGTTCGAGCCGTGCAAAATCAATTGCAATTGTGGAGCACTAAAAATAAAGCTTGCATTATATGCGATAATATCAGATAACTGAAACCGTACTAATTTTGGTACGGTTTTTTTATGAGGAAAAAATGGAAAATATTTTTGAAATACGAGTTAGTGATTACGTCTTACATAAAGTTTTAAACCCGCTCAAATGTGAAGAATACGGCAAGTTTACGCCTGATCAATTAAACGAATGGTGCGGCGTTATTCCTGATTTTTTCGCGGCGGCGGTCACGACAAATGAGCCAGAAATAACCAAGGCCGACGAAAACAAACACGTCGAGAACGATTTAAAAATGATCGCATTAAATAAGGTCGCTTTAGGTATGGATGATAATTATGGATATGGCGGGTTCGGGTCATCCGTTATGACAACGAAACCGAATATATTGGGTCGAATAATTGGAACCGACGGCGAGCCAGATTTAGACCCTCTTGGTGAATTTTCTTACAAATTTTTGCAATTATTTGTTTACGAATATGGAATGGTTGCCTTGCGTATTTCTGGCAAGCCAGATACCGTTAAATTTGCAAGGTTCGACTGATGCCTGATATTGTTTGTAAACATTGCGGCGAACCTTGGGATATTTATGAATTGCATGATTTGCGAGATCCTAACACCGAAAAGAAAAGAACTTTTAAGGAAGCAACGGCGTTATTTGCAAAATACGGTTGCGGTACGTTTAATATTTTTACGCCGCCGTCAAAATGCACAAATGAGGTTTACGACGAAGACGCCGCATTACGTGCTTTTGTTAATCAAGACTTATCGGAATACGCCGACGATTGGATAGACTAAAATGGAAAAATATTTTATTCGAGATCTTGAAACTGGTAAAATTGAACAATGGTCTTTGTATGAAATTTTATGCGAAATTAACCGCGACCATTCCGACGAATACACGCCCCATGATTTGAGCGATTGGCGCGAGGGTTGGAATGAATGGTGCGAGGGCGAATATTACCAATTATTGGCTTGAATAAATAAACTTGCACAATATCGCATATTATCGCATTATAGGCGGGCGGGTAATTCCGCCCGCTTTTTTTATGAGGTAAACAATGGAAAATTTAAATACTAATACTGACTATCAACCGTCATATGATACGATTAAACAGCAGCGCGACCATTTCGAAGAGCGGTTAAAGATTGAGCGCGAAAAGCGGGAAGCTTTAGAAAATAAAATTGCGTCGTTTCTTGATCCAATTATTGAAAGTAAGCTTGATGATTTCAAAAACGATCTTGAAGAAAAGGTCTACGAACTGGAAAGCAGAATTGACGATATTGATACTGAGGCCGATATTGGCGAAATGGTCGCGACTGAATTGAACGAATTAATTCGCGATAATCGTTTAACCGTTAGAATAGAATTGGATTGATTGATGCCAGATACAAAATTTAATTTAAAACCCGCCGCAATGTTCAACACGCCCAAAGATTGGGACGAACTCGAGAAATGGATTAATTTGCATAGTAACATGCATGAACGGTTGCACGTTATGACCGCCGCGTGCATGGCGTGGAACTTGGCTTGTAAGTACGTTAACGACGCTAACGACCAGTAAACCAATCCACATTTAAAACTAATAAGCCCGCCGTTGTGCGGGTTTTTTATTTGCGTTTAATACTTGCCGCGACCCGCCGCCCGCCGTGCCCGCCAAACGTACCGCGACCCGCGAACCGCGGCACCAGTTCGACGGTTCGAGATGCGCGGGAAATTTCCAGTCAATCAAAATTCAAGGTTCGTGGTCCGCGTTTTCTGTATCGCCGGACATTATTTTTCGTCGGGTCCCTTCCGATATCGGGTCAAGTTTTATGAAGCAAAATCAGCGAATTATGCGCAAATTTTCGCGGCCCGCGGTCTTGTGGCACGAGAGCATGGGCCATGTTTCTCGCAAATATTTGTTTGCAAAATTGAATGAGATGTAACTATATGATATATATCGCATATAATCGTTTAGGGTCCCCCGGCATGAGTGTTCAGGCAAGTTCAGTAGAAGATAGGCATTTGAAGCTTCAATTGAGGCTCGCGCAGCTTGAAAAGCAGGAATCTTGTCGTGAAAATTTTTTAGATTTTGTTGGTACAATGTGGCCGGATTTTATTTCTGGACGGCATCATCGGATTATAGCTGAAAAACTAGAGCGTGTTGCGAGGGGTGAACTCAAGAGATTGATCATCAATATGGCTCCGCGGCACACGAAGTCTGAGTTCGCATCTTTCTTGTTTCCTGCGTGGATGATGGGCAAGAATCCTAGTATGAAAATCATCCAGGCGACGCACACGACGGAGCTTGCTGTGAACTTTGGACGGAAGACAAAGAACCTGATTGACAGTGACGAGTTCAAGACTGTTTTCCCGGAGGTTAAGTTGGCTGCGGACAGCAAGGCTTCTGGTCGGTGGGACACGAGCCGTGGCGGGATGTATTATGCTGTTGGTGTGGGATCGAATTTGGCGGGACGTGGTGGTGATTTGGTGATTATTGACGATCCGCATTCGGAGCAGACTGCGATGAGCAGCAGTGGATTTGAGGATGCGTGGGATTGGTATACTGGGGGTCCCCGACAGAGGTTACAGCCTGGGGGTAGTATTGTTTTGGTTCAGACTCGTTGGTCGGAGAAGGACATGACGGGTCAGTTGTTACGTGCGATGGCGAAGGATGATTTAGCGGATCAGTGGGAGGTTGTGGAGTT